CGGTTGTTCGCCGCGACGTAGCGCACCGCGTTGACCGGCGGCGAGACGAGCGTGTCGCCCTCGAACATGCGGGCCTGCGAGTTGACCGCGTCGCGCAGGTACGCAAGCACGTCGGCGCGCAGGTCCGAGGTGACGGGCTTGGTGAAGTAGACGGTGGCCATTACTGGACCTCGGCCTCAAGCGTCACGGTGCAGGTCGACAGGATGTTCGAGCCGCCCGAGTCCGATGCGATCTGGACCGTGAGCTGGCACGAAGAGACGCCCGACGAGGTCTGGGTGATCGCCCAGGCGCGCGCCGCGCTGAGCTGGTGCCAGGATCCGAGCGCCGGCCCGCTGGGGCTCGTGCCCGAGTCGAGCGTGGCGCGGACCCAGTAGTTCGCCCCCTCGCCTGACGTGGTCGGGGATCCCCAGGCGGAGGTCGTGGTCCCGCCGTTGACGCGGATCATGGTGATCACGCCGTCGGTCTCGAACCGGATCGTGGCCACCGAGTTCGGGCTCAGCGTTGCCGCGAGCACGGTCAGGGTCGAGGGCATGCTCACGGTGAAGCCCGAGAACACCTGCCTCCAGGCGCCGCCGTCGTGGACGTGGACCTCCCTGGCCTTGCGATCGGCAATCCCGTCGTTGGCCCAGAACTCCTTGGCCTTGCGGTTCGCGGACCCGTCGTTGGCGTTCAGCTCGGGCATGGCTCACCAGATCACGCAGATGTCACCCTGCGACCCGGCCGGCGGCGTGCCGCCGTTCTGGATGCGCAGGCGGCCGAAGCCGTAGCCGCCGCCGTCGTAGGCGTACAGGCGCGCGCCGTCGGCGAGCAGGTGCTTGCTGTTGTAGGTCCGAACGAAGGTCGCGTCGGTCATGTAGATGCCGCCGCCGTGCGTGTTGTTGTACCAGCCCTGGGAGCCGTTCGTGCGGAACCACTCGCTCGTCGTGACCGCGCCCGAGGACGTGAGCGACGGCGCCGTGAGGCCGCCCGACATCGTGTCGCCGGCCTTGTTCACGGGCGAGAAGCCGAGAGCGTCCTGCTTGGTCGCTGGGTTGAAGTTGCCCGAGTTCCACGCGGTCGAGGCGTCCTGCTTCGTGGCCGGGTTGAAGTTGGCGTTATGCCACACCGTGCGGTTGGCCGTGGCGTCGCGGAAGATCAGGTCGGTGTTGGTGGCGAAGATCCCGCCCTGGCCGGCGGCCGGGTCCGTGGTGCCGATGGCGAGCGCGCGCGCGGCCGTGGCGGTCGCGCCCAGCTTGGTCGAGGGATCGAAGTTGCCCGCGTGCCAGACCGCGCCGCCTCCGACGGTCAGGCTGGTGAACGCGCCAGCGGTGCCGGTGAGGCTGCCCGTGAGCGTGCCGCCAGAGAGCTTGAGGAAGCTGAGCGACAGCTCCACCCAGGCCGAGCCATTCCACTTCTCGAATCGGGTGTTGCCCGACGAGTAGCGGATCGCGTTGACCGGGGTGTTCGACAGCGTCTCGCCGTCGAGCATGCGCGACAGCGCGATGACGTGGTCGCGGATCGTCGTCAGAACCGCGTCGCGGGTCTGGGAGGTGACCGGGTTGTTGAAGTTGAGCGCCATCTAGACTCCTCGCGCCATCCAGCTCAGGTCCACGTTCGAGCCCGGCTCGGCGCCGGAATCGGTGAAGAGCTTGACCTTGAACCGCATGGGGTTCGCCGCGTCGACGAAGTCGACCACCGGGATGATAGGCGTGGTCGCCTTGGGTTGGACGATCGGAGGCCCCAGTAGGTCGACGAAGAAGGTCTCCCCGAACTTGTAGGTCGCGCCAGAGCCGCCGGCCGTGGTCACCCGCGACAGCGTCACCCCGCCCGACGGGGTGTTGACGGCGGTCACCACCGTGCCGGCCGGGATCCCCGTGCCCTCGACGGTCATGCCCTGCACGATGCCCGCCAGCGAGCTGAGCCCGGTGAGGGTGTTCTCGCCCAGGGTGTTGTTCCCCGTGGCCGTCACTTGTGCGTTGTCGACGGTCAGCAGGAACTCGGTGCCGCCCGAGGCGTTCGAGCCGGTGGTCCAGGTGCCCTGGCGCCCGAGCATCTTCTGCTTGACGTTGAGCTTGACGTTGAGCGCGGAGACGCGGTAGATCCCCTTCTGGTCGCCGCCGTTGGTGGCCGTGAGGCGCACCTTGACGTAGCGGAACGAGGCCGCGATGAAGCCGCTGGGGCCAACCGGCAGGTCGGTCCACGAGTCGCCCGCCAGCAGCTTGTAGCTCACCTGGACCGTGTAGGTCGGGGAGCCGGCAGCGACCAGGATCGTCGGATTGACGATCACCCCGGTGGCCGGGATGGTCGCGTTGTAGTCGATCTGCACCTCCAGGTAGCCGCTGGCTGGGGTCGGCTGGGCGTAGACCGGGAAGCCGGCCGCGATGGCGTCGTCGTCGTTGGTCCAGCTCCGCGAGGTGTAGTGCGTGTCCCACGACTCGGCCGTGTTGAAGGGCAGGTCGATCCCCGTGCCGTCGTAGGTCGCGCTCGACAGCGTGGCCGCCGCGAGGTCGACGTTGAGGTCGGAGTAGAGGATGTAGTCGGGCGGCTGCGAGACCTTGGTCGAGATGGGGGTCTCGACTCCGAAGTTGCTCGCCGTGTCCTTGGCGCGCACCCAGTACGTGTAGGTGCCGCTGATCTGCTCGAAGAAGGAGGTGAACAAGCCCGCCTTCTCGCCGACCTTGGTGGCCGTGCCGAAGTCGGCGCCGCGCCAGATTTCGTAGGTGATCACCGGCAGCGTGCCGGCCGTGGGCTCGTCCCAGTAGAGCAGCACGTTGTTGTCGACCACCTCCGCGCGCAGGCCCTGCACGACGCCGGGCTCGACCACCACCACGTCGGTCGAGATCGGGTCGGCGGTGTTTCCCGCCACGTCGACGGCTGCCACCCAGTACCGCTGCGTGCCCTCCCAGTCGACCTTCTTGAAGAAGGTGGTGGTGAAGGCGCGATCGATCACCGTGGCCGTGTCCCAGACAGCGCCCAGGCGCAGCTCGAAGTAGTCGATCGAGAAGGTGCCCGGCGTGGTGTTCCACGACAGGTTGAACGAGTCGCCCAGGATCGAGGCGCTGAGCGCGGTCTGCGCGGGGCGCGCCACCGTGATGTCGACCGACGTGGCTGAGCCCGAGTAGAACCCACTGATGTCCTTGCCGCGCAGCCACAGCCGATAGGTGCCGGCGGTCTGGACCTTCCACAGGTACGACAGGCCCTTGGTCTCCTCGATGCGGACGCCTCCGTCCCAGGTCGCGCCCAGGCGGATCTCGTAGACCGACAGGTCGGAGTCGAGCACCGGATTCCAGCGCAGGCGCACGCCGAAGCCCTCGAACTCGTAGGTCAGTCCACCCACGTCGCCCGGCTGGGAGTTGTCGCCCGTGCCCGAGATCGCATTGAAGCCGCCCGGGATGCCGGCCAGCGACACGTGGCGGATCCAGTAGAACCAGCTCGCGCCGTCCTGGAACACGTCCTCGTAGAGGTTGACCGGCCACTCGGCGATCTTCGTCGCGGTCGAGAGGTTGTTGGTGTTCGAGCGCCACACCTCGGTGTGCTTGTGGTAGCCGTAGGCCGGCTCAGGCCAGCCGAGCAGCATCTTGTAGGGCTGGCGCGTCACCACGAGCGTGCCCGGCGCGGGCGGCGCGGCGTTGATGGCGGCGCCCGGATTGTCGCCCGCCACGTAGCGCGAGCCGTCCGGGGCCTTGGTGATCACGCCGGCCTCGACCAGATCGCGGAACGTCACCGCCACGTCGAGCGCGGACTCGGCGGTGGTGGGCACGTCGTTGGCCAGGACGCCGAGCGCGAGCTTGACCTGCTTGGCCCAGTTGCGCACGCCGGCCGGGCTCGTGTCGACGAGGTCCGGGATGTTGGGTTGGCGCGTGGTCATGACTGCCGCAGCTCTTCAGGAGACTGCGCCAGGAACACGCCCGTGACCTCCTTGGCCCCCTCCAGGCGCACTTCCCACTCGTCGGACACGAAGCCCGAGGGGAGGCGGAAGGGGCGCTGGCTGGTCGCTACCTCGGTGTGGCGCAGCACCATCTGGTTGTGGGTGCCCGATGCCGGGTCGACGTCGCGCGCGTAGACCTTGAGCGTCACGGGGAAGGCATTCGCCTCGACCTTCGCCCAGCCGAAGTTGCGCGCGCTGCCGATCTCCATCCGGTGCGAGGTCCAGGTGTAGCTCAGGGTGGCGGCGTTGTCGTCGAACTGGCGAATCTCGGTGCCCACCGCGAGGAACAGCCCGTCTCGGACCACGTCGGTGTAGCCGGCCGTGGCCGTGAGCGTGGTGAGCGCGAAGGGCGCCAGCTCGTCGGTCGGGTCGAAGATGAAGCTGCCCGGCGTGCCGTTGTCGTAGAAGCCGACGTAGCGGCCCTCGTACTGGTAGGCGTGGATCGAAGCCGGGTTGAGCGAGGTCCAGAAGTCCTTGTCGATGAAGTTGCGGGTGACCACGTCGGTCATGCCCGGCCCCACGCGCACGAGCCCGTCGGGGCTGGCGTACATGACCGCGTCGCCCATCTCGACGATCGACCGCTTCGCGATGCACGCCTGCATCAGCTCGATCTTCTTGACCGACACCGCGTTCGGGTCGGTGCCGAACATCAGGTACGGCTGACCGCGCGTGAGCACCACCAGCGACTCGCCGAAGACGCCGAGCCCGACGACTGGGTAGTCGACCACCTGCTTGTACTTCGAGGGCCATGCGTAGAGCTTGTACGGCTCGCACAGGTACACGTTGATCCCATCGAACCCGGCTGCCATGCCGTTTGGCAGGTTGACCAGCCCCTTGAGCGTGGCCGGCGGCATCTCGTAGTCGACGCTGTTCAGGGTCTCGCCCAGGTTCTTGTTCAGGGTCGAGTCGACGTAGGACGTGGTCCCATCCACCACCTCGGCGACGAACTGGTAGTCGGTCCCGCTGGCCGCTCCGGTGAGCGTGCGATAGATCCACTTGCGGGTGATGTTGTAGCCCGCAGGAGCCGCCAGGAGGCCCGTGAGCGTGATCGACTGCCCGTCCTGGATGGTCACCTCCAGCGGCAGGCTCGGCTGCCCCACGTCCCCGCCTGCGGTCACGTAGACGTAGACGTAGGCCCGGGTCTCGTTCGTGCCCGAGCCGGTGCCCGAGATGCCCCCGTTGGTGGGGGCCGAGGCCGGCGCCGGCACGCCCAGGCGGTACGAGGCGATCGGGTAGTTGGTCCCGCCCCCGGTCAGCGCCAGGGTGGCGTCGGTCCAGCGCGGGTGGCCGAAGGCCGAGTCGCCCGTGAAGAAGGTGCGCTCGGTCGTGTCGCTGGCGATCTGGCCGCGCACCACGTCCACGTCGTCGGCCCAGGTGAACCAGTACAGGCTCTCGTCGTTGACCGTCTCGCCGAAGCGGTAGATGGTCTGCTTCGTGCCGGCCTTGGTCGGCGTCCACACGAAGGAGGTCTGCTTGAGCGGGGCGAGCGTGGCGGACTTGAGGTCGCAGTTGACCGCCACCAGCGCGCCGTGGTTCGGCAGGCGGCGGGGGTCCAGTCGCGGCATGATGCCGCCGAACGCCTTGATGGCGAGCAGCATCAGAACCCCCTGGGAGTGACGCGCAGCCGGGCGCCTCCTGGCATCCCCGCGCGCGTGGCGCCCGCATCGACCGCGCCGGAGTAGATCGCGGCGTAGGCGCCGGCCAGGGCTTGATCGGTCCAGGGCTTCTTCGGCATGGCCAGCAGCCGGCTCTTGGCACCGTAGGCGATCTCCTTCGAGTAGAGCCCGAAGATCGTGTCGGGGATCGAGGCCACCGCGTCGCTGTAGGCGTAGATCACGCGGATCGAGACCTTGCCGGTCTGGACCGTGGCCGGGCTGGGCGAGAGCCACAGCGAGTCGAGCGATTCGACCACCGCGAACTCGGGCGTGCCCAGGCGGGTGTTCCAGTCCGGCCAGTCCTGCGACAGCTCCTCGGCCGACTTGATGGTCAGGGGCTTGCCCTCGAACCACACCCCCAGCAAGCGGGTGGCGATCTCGTTCGCGCCGAGCGTGCCGTTGATCGAGATCGCCGACGCACCGCCCGGGTGGCTGATGTTGGCCACCGTCTTGCGCAGCAGCCCGGTGCGCAGCATGAAGTCGAGCGCGGCCGACTTGATGGCGCGCTCCGCCAGCGCAACGCTCGCGCCCGGCACCTCGGGCATCACGTCGTCAAGGAACTGGGACCACGTGGCCATCAGAGGGCTCCGGTGAAGAGTTGGGCGAAGGCGACCGCGCGCTGCTGCATGGCGTCCTCGTCGTCACGGAACTCCGCCCGCCCGGTGACGTAGTCGCACAGCGCGGGGAAGTAGGTGTCGTCGATCGGGATCGGATCGGCCAGGACGTACTCGGCCGCCGGGATGGTCCACGAGCCGAGGAACAGATCCGGCCGCAGCTTGCGCACCGTCAAGACCGCATCGTTCGCGTAGCCCAGGAGCTGCGGGTCCGGGTAGCGGATCTTGGCGGCGTCGTTGAGCGGGATCCGCGCGCGGTCGACGACGTTCTGGAAGGTGCGTGCCATCGCTTAGGCGAGCAGCTTCTCGACCAGGGTCTCGTGCTTCGAGGCGGGATGCGAGGCGCGGCCGAACTTCTCGACGTAGAGGGCCTGAAGCTCTTCGAGCGTCTTGCTCTCCAGCGTGGCGCGCGCCAGGGCGGCGGCCTCCAGCTCTTCCTCGTCCTCGTCGCTGAGCTTGTCCTCCGCCAGCTCCGTCTCGGGAGCGGCCAGCTCGAACTCCGGGCCGCGCGACAGGATGGCCGCTACAGTCTCGTCGTCCTCGACGTTGCACACCAGCTTGCCACCGGGGCCACGACGGAAGTGGTACTTGCTCTGGCCGACGGTCACGACGTTGTCCAGCTCGGGGATGTTGCAGATGATCTTCATGAAGCTCCTCCTTGGTCAAAGAAAAGGGGGGCGAGCAACCACAGTCGCCCGCCCCCCAGTGGATTGCATCGCGGGGTTACGGAACCGCGCGAGCCAGCACGGTGAGGCGCGCCTTGCCGGCCGCGAACGTCGCGGCAGCGGTCGTCACCTTCAGCGCGATGGCGCGGTCGGTCTCGACAGCTTGCACGGCGTTCAGCACACGGCCAGCGTTGCGGCTGAAGCCGCCGGTACGCGCATCGTTGATGCCCGACGCCCACACCGCGCCGCCGTCGGCCGCAGCCGCCGACAGGTCGGTCTTGCCGGCGTTGAGCAGGCCCAGCGACAGAGCCAGCGTGGGGGTGCCGTTGCTGTCGAGGTCGTCCACGTCGAGCAGGTAGTCGACGGGGACATGACCACCGGGCAACGGACCCAGCTCGATCGTGTCGTTGAGCACGGGCGCGGCTGCGAGGTTGATTTCGTAGAACAGGGCAACGACTTCGCCGCCCTGCGCGATCTTCGACGGGAGCTTTCCCGCCGCGTAGTCACTCTTGATGTTCGCCATCTTGATCTCCTGATGAGGTTCGAGGGAGGGGCCGGATCACTCCGGCCCGTCATCCCTTAGCCCGGGTTGGCCGCAGCGGTGTCGATCGCGATCGAGCCGAAGTCCTTCTCGACGCCATCGATGCTGAAGCGGGTCTTCTTGACGCCAGCGATCGTGCTGGTCGTGATGACCGCCTGATTGCCGTTGTCGCGCGACTCCTCGTGCCAGTCGAAGCGCAGGCCGGTGCCGGGCGAGCCGAAGGCCACCACGGCAGCCTGACGGCCCAGGAACAGCGAGCGGGCCACAGCCACCGAGCCGGCGCCACCGTCAGTGCGACGCAGGACCGAGCGGTGCTTGTGCAGCACGACGTTGTTGTAGAGGCCCAGCGAGCCCTTGAAGATCGGGTTCGAGCGGCCCTCGGCGCCAGCCGCCGCCTTCTGGATGTCGAGCCACTGGCCGGTGCCCGACGCGGTACGCACGTCGAACTCTTGCCACGGGTGCATCACGAGAACGAAGTGCTCCTCGCCGTCGATCATCACCGGCTCGATCATCGGGGTGCCCGACGTGCCGCCACCCATCGTCTCGGCGCGCGCCACGGCGCGGTCGATCAGCGACAGGGTCAGCTTGTCGCCCGAGGTGATGGCGCCGAAGGTGCCCGAGCCGGCCGCGATGTAGTGCTCGGTGTCGGGGGCGAAGAAGCCGTTGTTGGCGAAGCCCGCGTAGCCGGAGCTGTAGGTGTAGTCCGAGTTCGCGAACGAGGCCGCGCCCGAGCCCGACGTGCGGAAGCCGCCCGACAGGTACAGGAAGAACAGCTCGTCGAAGATGCGAGCCCACCACTCCGACTGACGGGCGCGAGCGATCTTGCGCAGGTCATGGATGGTGCGCTTGCGGGTCATGCGACCGCCAGTGTTGACGCCACCGCGAGCCTGATCGATGTACACGTTGTCCGTGTAGAACTTCAGGTCTTCTTCCTTGCCCTCCAGCGTGTTGTCGCCTTCGACCGGCTGCATCTTGAGCTGCATGACGAGGTCGTAGGTGATCTGGTCGCCAGCGTCGTTTTCGAGCTGGGGCAGCATCTGGATGGGGGTCTGGGCTTCGACACCGACGCCCATGAACTTCTTGTTGAAGTAGGACTTGCGGCCAACGTCGACCGCCAGGAAGGCCGAGTAACGCTTGACCGCCTTGGCGTCATTGAGACCGATGATGGTCTTGGACATGAGTGGTTCTCCTGATGAGATTGGGTTCGATCATCAGGCACTCTTGCGCCCGTTGTCACCCCCCGTTGTCGAGGGACGAAAAGGATCCTACTACAGCGCGAATCGGTTGGAGCAAGTGGCTAGCCCCCCAGGACTCGAACCTGGACCGCACGGTTTTGGAGACCGGCATCCTGCCATTGGAACAGGGACCAGCGATTAGAACGTGGTGGGCTGCGCGATGCCGCGAATCACAGCCATGAAGCCCTTCTGCAAGTCGGTCGCCCCGATGCTGATCCATCGCTGGTCGAGCGATGGCAGGCGCTCTGGCTCCCCTCCTACGCGCGGGGCGCCGCCGGGGCTGGTTGCCGGGAAGCGGCGCAGCTTCTCGACGTAGGCGCCGACCTGCTCGGCCAGGGCCTTGCCCTCGTTCATGAGGGCCACCTCCACCTCGGTGAGCTGACGGTAGCCGGTGATCTTCGGTTGCTCGAACGTGTCCATCTTTCCTCCTTTGGTGGTGCGCTGTTAAGCCCTCGCGAGCCGGCCGAGTAGTCCCAGCCCAGTGTTGCCACGGGTCGCGCCGACCCTACCGCAGCACCCCTTCTTTCGCCATCTCGCTGCCGGCCGCCCGAGTCGGCGGGTCAACGCGCACGCCCGGGGGAGCTACCACCCGAAGTCGCGCGCGCTGGCCGCTCTTCTCTTCGAGGGTGACCACGGCATCCCCGATGGACGCCGTCTCACCCACCCGCAGCTCGATGACGATCGATCGATTCATCAGCCGAGCAGGTACTTGGCCTGCCGCTCTTCAGGCATGCGGGCCAGGGCCTTCTCCAGATCCAGGCCGAACAGGTTGTCCAGGTCCGAGAACTCGTCCGACCCCACGGCCTCGGCGCCAGCCGGCGGCAGGTTGCCCACGCCCTTGAGGGGAACGTCGGGAATGCGCGCCTTGACGGCATCCTTGACGGACTCCTTGGGCTTGGCATCACCCTTCTCGGCCGGCTTGCCCTTGGCGAAGCCCAGCGACTCGGCCACCTTCGAGACCTCGGCCAGGACCGCCTTGTGGCCCTCGCGCAGGAACCACTCGGCCGGCTTGCTGGCGAACTCTTCCTTGGCGGCCAGGGCGCGCACCTCGCGGTCCCACATGGCCATCAGGGTCGGGTTCTTGTCGTAGTCGACGCCGTCGCTGACCTTGAAGTCCTTCTTCACCTGCTCGATCGTCCAGGCGTACTGCGCGCGCTGCACGGCGGCGTTCTGCTCGATCGCGTGGTCGTGATCGGCCTTGCGGCGATCCAGCAGCGCGATCTTGTCGTTCAGGGTGTCGAGCTGGTCCTCGTACTCGTCGGTCGAGATGTCGCCGTCGCGGTGCTTCTGGCGCAAGTCCTTGCGCTCGTCGAGCAGCGTGCCGCGCTCGGCCTCGTAGTCGCCGACCTCGGGGACGGTGATCAGCGCGGCGGGAGGGGGTTGCAGCGCCGCAGGCTCCGCCTCACCAGCACTCGCAGCTTCACCCGCAGGAGCGCCGACTTCTCCGGCTCCCGCAGGCGCATCGCCACTGGCGTCAGGGTCATCGCCCGCATCCGATGCAGCAGCGCCATCTCCCTCGGCAGCCACAGCGCCCGGAGAGCCATTTCCCTCGTCGTCGTCGCCCTCGTCACCTTCGTTTGCATCAACATGGCCGCCCTCCTCGACATCGTCCAGAGCTTCCAGCTCTTCGTCAGACAGTCCCGCCTTCTCGTCGTCACGCAGTCCCATAGTTTCCTCCTTGGTTGGGGTTACAGCTCGCCCGCCTCTTCGAGTGCGAGCAGCACGGCCATCACCTCTTCGAGGCCATCATCGACCGCAGCCTGCAAGGTAGCAGGAGCAGACTTGGTTGGAGCAACCCGCACAGGTTCTTTCGCCTGGGGCACGAACTGGTAGACCG